GCCGGGCTGCTGCAAGGCTGGCCTCACTTGTGCCCGGCCCCCACACCGGGGAGTCCTTGCGGGCTACGAGGTCCGGGAGGGTAATCCCGTTAGACCGCAGCGCGGCAAGTTTGCCCGGCCCGAGGGTGGCACGCTGCTCGTCCACCGGCAGCCTGCGGAAGATGTCCGGCCCCTTCTCAATCTTCACCGACTCCGGCGTGTCGCCGAACCCAAGTTCGCGCCACGACTTCGTCGCCGGGGCCATGCTGCACCGGCAGCGCGGGTGCGTCGCCATCACCTCGGTCAGCGGGTGCAGGCTCCCGTGCTGCGCGAAGCACGAGGCACAGGTGCGCTTGCCGAGCGCAGATACCCACGTCCACCCATCCAGCACTGATGCGTTGCGGGTGAAGGTCGCACGGCTGGCCTCGCGGTATGCCCGCAGCGTTTCGGTCCGGGCGATGGTAAGGGCGCGGGTCAGGTTGCCGCCGAGGGCGTCGCGCATCCCGTTAGCGATCACACGCGGATTCTTGCCGAGGGCCAGCCCCTGCACCAGCGCCTGCGTCACGGCCTGTGCTGCGTCCGGCCCGAGTTGCGCGAGCAGCCGTCCCACGGCTGCGTCCTGCTGGAGCGCCCCGGTCAGTTTCTCAATCGCTCCGGTGGCGAGCGACACTTCCTCGGCGACGACCGCGACGAACGGGCTGGACGCCGCAGCAGTGGGAGCGCCACCCACACGCACCGGGTCCATCGCCGGGCTGATGGCGATGCCGTCCGGGAGCGCGGTCGCCAGCAGCGCCTCGGCGTGTGTGCCGCCAAGTGCCGACGCGGTGTTGATGGAGCCGCCGAGGATGATGTCGGCCCGCTCCCCAAACTTCGTGATCTGCTCCAGCACCTGCGCCTGTAGCACCGCGAGCCTGCCCTGCTGGTACAGCCACGCCGGGGACACGTCCAGCCCGGCAGCGCGGGCGGTGGCAATCCGGCGCTGCATGTTGCCAATCTCGCTCTGGATTGCCGAGTACGCGGTGGAATACGAGCGCACCATTGCCGACGCTGCACGGCGCTCGTTGGTCAGCAGTTCGGCGCTGAACGCTTGCGTCTGCTCGTACAGGTTCACGCCGCGATCCTACACCAGCCCGGAGAACGACTACGACCCGCACATGGCGGGCCGCGTCTGCTGCGTGTGTGGTTGGCGGGCTAGGCTCGGCGCATCGCTGCCGTGTGCGCCTTGCGGATCAGGTCTGTGTCGCGCCCTAGCACGGTGCAGGCAAAGCCGCATTCGCACCGGACCTCGTACAGCCCCATCCGCTGCGGGGGCTGTGGCCCCCGCTCGCTGACGATGTGATCGCTGGTCGGCAGCCCGCCGTCGGTGGCGTATGCGCGGGCTACGCATTTCGCGTAGGCGACGACGTGCGGCGCGTTGGGGTCGGCGGTCGCCTTCTGGTATTCGGCAGCGTCGGCGGCTGCGTCCCAAACCGCCTCTGATTCGCTAATGCAGCGGTTGGGGTTCGGCGCCCACACAGTCTTGCCGATTGCCACGCTCATGCCTCCACCTTCCCGAGCGCGTCCACGGTGTACCAGCGGCTGCGCTTGCCGGTCGTGGTGTTGGTCAGCCGCACCCGCATCCACTCCGCGACCGATGGGCCGTACACCTCAACGTAGGCGCTGTCCACTTCCATGTACCCCTTCGCCAGCGCGTCGTTCAGCGTGTCGGCGTACACCTCAAACGAGTCAATCGTTTCGCGGCCGCAGGTTGCTACCTCTACCGTGTAGGCGCTCATCGGACGCCCCCGTTGATCGCCTCAACGCTGACGCTTTCGTTCGTCACGCTGAGCACAGCGGCTGACTTTGCCGCCAGCGCCGCGCTGCCCGCCCATGATGCAACGCCGGGGGCTGCTCCCCGGTAGTCGTCTCGCGGGCCACCGACGATGACGACGTGCGTGAAGGTGCGGACGGAGTTGCGCGTGGCAACCTTCCCGGTGTCCGTCATATGCGTGTATTTCGTCTTGGTGTTCATCTGGTGTCCTTTCGTCTGGGTGGGCTGGATGCCCTCCCTGCCCCTGTAATAATACCCCCCGCGCAATGCCTGTGGGGTGATTGCCAGCCCTGTGCGGCTAATAATCCCCGCTAATAGCGGGAAACCTACACGGCCCGACTAGGCTGCGGCTGGCCCTGACCCACGGTCGAAGGCGGTAAGCAGCGCGGCGCCGATGTTGGTGGTGTCTGCCGTGCGGCGGTCGGCCTCCTGTGCGGGGTCGTAGCCAATCTCCGCAAGGCTGGTGTCCACCGACACACCCGCACGCTGCAATGCCTCGGCGGTTGCGGCCTGTGCGCCGGGGTCCTCGGGAACAATCTCCGGCCAGCGAATCTCTACATCGCCGACCTGACCAAGCCCGCCAAGTTCGCAGACGTTCGCCGCGATCTGCTGCACCATCGCGCCGTACAGCCGCCGCTTGGTTTCCGTTTTGCGGATCAGCGGGCCGTACAGAATCTTTAGCGCCAGCCCGGACAGGTTGCCGATGTTGTCCAGACGCCCGGCAGTAATCTCCGGCACGCGGCTAATCTCGTGCAGCGCGGCCTTGACCGTCCGGAACAACTCAATGTGCCCGGCGACGGTGGCGCGGGATTCCAGCAGAGTGATGCTGGACTCGGAGTCAGGCAGCACGATTGCCTCGTCGGGGCCAACGTCTAGCGAGCCATCGCCGACGCCGGTTGCCACGACCTTTGGGTGCCCGTGGATTCTCTGCACGCGGGCTGCCTGTGACATCACCGAGTTCAGGGCGCTTTGCGTTTCCAGCACGTCGGTGGTCAGGTCTGGCCTGCCGAAGTAGGCGTTGGGTTCGGGCAGGTTCTGCGTGTCCACAATCGGTGCCCACCCGTACTGCCACGGTGTCTCGGCCATCGTCGTCCACCGGGCCGAGTTCGTGTCGTTCGACTCCTGCTCGGTAATCATCCATGCCTGCCCGTCGCGGGCGATGATCTGGCGGCGCCCGTAGGTCTTGCCCCGCTCGTCAATCGCTGCCCACTGGAGGACGTAGGCTTGCACCGTGCCCACGTCGTCCGGCGACCACACGACCCGCAGCATCTCGGGGTCCACGACGAGCAGGCGCGGGGCAGTGCCGACGGGCGACCCCTTCGCGGCGGGGACGATGCGTATAGCGGCGTGGCCTGCCACCGCACCGTTGGTCGCCGCGCTCTGGAATAGCAGCATCTCGCGGTTGGCGTCCAGCACGTCGGCGACGTATGTCGTTGCGGTGTCGTCCATCGCATCCCCGGCCATGACCTCCACGCGGATGTCCTGCCCGAACAAGGCGTCCACGCCTGTGTCCACCACAAGCCCGGCGAGGTTCAGCCGTACGTTGTCGTCAGGCTCGCCCGGCAGTACGCGCAGCGGCTTCGGCTGGTCGCCCCGGTAGATTTGCCACGCCTTGTGGATGTGGGCCAGCCGTGCGCGATCGCTTTCGTCCGTCGCTTGGAGGTAGGCGTCAAGACTCACGCGCCGCACTATACACCCCCGCGCTGCGTCGTGGTGTATAATCAGCAATGCACGCCGGTTGGACGCCGGGGTGCGATGTCTGCCGGGTGCGGGGTGCTCGCGCTGTCCTTTCGTCCGGACGCGAGCATCCCCCCGGTCAGAACCTTGGACCCTTGACGGTCCTCACCGTGGCAGGCCGCGACAGGTCTAGGTCGGTCAGCGCCCACACCAGCGCGTCTAGCCGGTCAGGTGACCTCGGGCTATCTGGCGTCCACGTCACCAACTGATCCTCCAGCGCGGCGAACACCTGCGTGTGGAATACGCGGCCCTGCTCGTACAGCGCAGCGACAGGCTCCGCACGCACACGCTTGCCCCGCGTCGCGTGAACCAACTTCACCGGCACGCCGGGGTCCACGGTTCGCAGCACGGTGCGTACCATGTCACCGCCTTGATTGGCCTCGGCCACGATGCGGTCGGCCTTGTGCTCGTGGTACGCCTCCACTGCCCGGCGTGCCCACCCGTCCGGGGACAGGCGGCAGGTGTAGTCGGCCACGACGAATGCCTGCGTGCCCGTGCGCCCGGCGACCACGATGCCTGTCTCGTCCGAGTCCTCGCCGCTGGTGATCGCGGGGTCCACCGCCACGACCATGCGCTGCGTGTCCGGGAGCGGCGACGGGCAGCCCTGCACCGCCGCGTCCAGCATGGCGCGTGACCACAGGGCGCCGGGCACGTCGTCAAGGATCTCGGCGTACAGTTCCTGCCGCCCGAGCCGCGTGCCCTCGTACTTCGACACGATCCTGTCAATGAACGCGGCGGCAAGGTTCGCCCGGTTCTCAAACGTGCTGCCGGTCGTCACCATCGTGGTGCTGCTAGCCACGAGGTCGCGTATCTCTTTCGTCGGGCGTGGCGTCGTGGTCACGATGCAGCGCGGATCGTCGCCGAGCCGCAGCCCGAACTGCAACTGATCCCACGCCGACGGGTAGCGCCATGCGGCCAACTCGTCGCACCACGCGGCGTCGTGCTGCGGGCCTCGCAGCCGGTCCGGCTCGTCTGCCGAGTAGGTGGTGCAGATAGCGCCGTGCTTTGGGAACGACAGGCGGCGCTTGCTTGGCTCGTAGAGCACGCCCATATCCTCGGGGGCGCAGGCAAGGATGCCGGACTCGCCCTCCACCATCACGTCGCGGGCATCGGCAGCGGTCGGGCCTACTAGTGCGACCCGCTTTGCCCCGTCCTCAATCCGGTCCAGCACCCACTCGGAGCCGGTGCGCGTCTTGCCCCACCCGCGCCCGGCGAGGATCAGCCATGTGCGCCACTCCCCGCCCGGTGGCATCTGCGACGCTCGCCGCCAGCCAAGCCACGGGCGACGAGCGACCGCCCCGAACGCTACGTCCTCGGTCAGTGCTACGGCGCACCCCGGTCCTGCCGCGTCGCACTTTCGTGTGCAGGCGGCAACGGTTGTGGTACGCGCATCAGAACGGGATGTCGTCGTCAGCCGCGACCGGGGCTACCGGGGCGGGCTGCACGGGGGCCGGTGCTGGCGCATCGTCCCGGCGCTGGAAGGCTGGCAACTGCACCTTCTCCGCGACGATCTGGTGCGCCTGCCGCTTGGTGCCGTCCGGCTGCTCCCACTCCCGCCACGCCAGCCTGCCGCTCACCACGATCTGGTCACCCTTGTGCATGTACGGCTCCAGCGCGTCGCCGTACTTCCCCCACACGGTCACGTCCACATACTGCGGAACGTCCTCCCATGTGTCGCCCTGCTTGCTGCTGGCCGAGAACGCCAGCCGCAGGTTCAGCAGCGACGTGCTGCCAATGTCCTTGCGCTCCGGGTCCCGCGTCAGCCTGCCTACCAGCGTGACCGTGTTCAGGTCTGCGCTCATGTCTCCCCCTTGTCCGTTTCTGTGATGTGTCCCCCGCACGCGCCGCAGCATGTGTTGCTCGGCGGTGCCTCCCATCCACACCTTGTGCATGTGTGGACTTTACTCCCCGCGCTGTCGTTCCGCGCCGGGTCCAGCCTGCTCTCGTCGTCCTTCACGTTGCCTCCGTATTGGCTACAGCAGGCTTTGGGTATGCAAGCACTTCGTGCATAAGGCGCTCGCGGAACCCCTTACGTAGAAACCTGATGTAGCGAAACTGCCGCAGCGAATGAGCCACGGCTTGACTCTTATGGTCTTGCACGAACTTTGCGGCAGGACTTAGCGACGGGTCGCGAGTCATAAGGGAGTTATGAAACCACTCGTCCCCAAGTTCCCAGAACGTCGAAGTGTGCTCGCCAATGTACTGAAACGAACACGCCTGATAGACGGCACCGAAGAGGCGGCAGCGTTCGTCGGCGAACGACTGCACCCAACCCACGGGCGTGCTGGCCTTTATTGTCTTTAGGGTTAGCGACAGAAACGCGCTCTCAGTGTTTCGTGGCATTCTGTCGTCCACCCACAGCCGGTTTAGTTCGAGGTATTCGCGCATTCCTGTACCTGCCACGACGCCACCTTGACTTGCCGGGTTCATCGCGTACCCGTACTGCGCGACGCCTACTAGGTCGCCCTTCCACCAAGCCCCGTAGTGCAGGTAGGAGGCGTTGTAGAACTTGCGGGAGTAGTGGTGCTGCACGATCAGCCGGTTAGCAATGTTTCGTGCGATTGGTTCGCACACTAGGTCGCCCTTGCGCCACCCAACAACTTCGCGGTGCCCCATGAGTGGCATCTGGTCAGCGTAGATAGGGCACGACTCTCCTCCTATCTTTAGCCCTGTTCGGTCTATCGCCACGCTTGCCCTTCCCTTCGCACGTCGCCGTCGTCTAGGTACGGCGCCCTCATGCCTCGTCCTGCTTCGCGGCGCGGGCCGCGAGTTCCGCAATCAGCGCGGTGACTTCTGCACGCTGGTCGTCGCCCACCACCTGCTGCTTGATGGGGCCACCGTCCGGGCCGGTCAGTTCCAAGCCTTCCCTACGTCGCCAGCGGTCGGGCTTGCTGCGCTCCAAGTACCACGCTGCCGCCCGCCAGTCAGTACGCGCCGCCTGCTGGACGATGACCACATTCCTTGCCTCGGCTTCAGCCCTCGCCCGCGTAGAGCGCTCCCGAAACTCCCTGTACCGTTCCGGCGCATCGTCCTCCGCGCCAATCTGCATCCACCTGAAGTACGTCGTGGTGCCGATGTTCGCAAGTTCGCAGGCGGTGTCAATGTTGTTGCCAATGCTTAGGTGCTGGATCAGCGCCTCAGCCTTGTCTGATTCCAGCAGGTCAGGTCGTCCCATCAGCGTTTCACCCGCTTTCGTCGGATACGTTTATGGAATCGTCGGCCATGTGATCCTCGCGCCCTGATCGCACGGCTAGTGCCCTTGCCTGTTCAGTCGCAACGTCGTAGCAGTTCCTCATGCCTTTCATCGCGTAATACACGGCGGAATATCGGTAGGCATCTGGTTGCACCGGGTGCATTGGCGACACGCCGTGGACAAGCGCCTGCCCCAGAAAGAACGTAACCCAACCGTCCCGACACCCGCACATCAGGTCGTATTCCGGCAGGTGAAGGTAACCGCCGCGCATGTGCCGCCTGATGACTGGCATAGCAGACCATGTAGCGAAGTTCGCGCGGTCTAGGTGGTAGGGAAGGACAGACGAACGGTTTACGACCCCGCTAGTCCACAGGACGTCGTCAGCCATTCTCCATTCCGGCCTTACCTGTTCCACGATTGCATGGTCATGCTTTGCAACGTCAGGCAGCAGGTCGCGCAGCATCTCCGTGAACACCGCCGCCAAGTCCACAAGCACTCGGTGCGATTCTGGCTGCTCCACACTCATGTTCGTCGCCGCACACGCTTCCCGGCGCCGGACGGGTGCGCGGGGGGCCATGCCAAACGTCTTAGACATGTTTGTGACGCCCGTGGCCCTGATGGTCTGCGACATCTTTAGGCCCATAACGGCGCGTCGAAGTTCGGGGACCATGCGCGGCATAGGCAGGTAGATGAACACCGGGTCGCCGGTATCTTGGTCTAAGTAGGTACCAGCCTCGGTGCAGTTTGCCTCCCTGTCAACAACGCTATCGCCAATAAGCGACCTAGCGTCCTCGGGAGACATTGTTCGCTTTATGAGGTACATCTTATTCATCCGGGCAACTTTCCCCTCGTGCTTCTTCTACTAGCCGCATAACCACCTCCGCGCTGTTGCCGACTTCGTATTCATCCCGCAAGTTGCCAAGCCCTTCGACGATCCAGCGAAACTTGACCAACGGGTACTCCAGCATTACAGACCGCGTGCTGGCGACCTTCCAGCGGTCGTGCGCCTCTTGTAGGTTGCTTTCCTGCTTTGTGTTGGCGTCGAAGTTTGGCAGCGGTGCCGATTCTTGGAACCCCGCAATGAGGTCGTCAAAGTCGTCTAGCGAATACCCGGTTCCGGTAGTCGCGTCGCCGGTGTCTGCAAGCCCGCGCAGAATCTCCGCCAGCCCGTCGTTGTCGTATGACGCAAGGTCGTTGGTCCGGTTGTCGGCAAGCAGTATCCGCAGGGCGGCGTCGTCGTCGCAGTCCACAGCGATTCCGGGTATCTCCTTTGCGCCCGACTGCTGCGCCGCCTGTAGGCGGTGATTGCCACTCATCACATACCCGGTGGACTTCTGGAATATGACCGCGCCGTAGAACCCGTTAGCGTCAATAGACTCCTTGATCGCCCCAATGTTCCCCCGGCGCGGGTTCGACGGATGCACCTTCAGCCTGTCCACTGGCACGACCTCATACACCTGCTTGGTTACCTTCATCTCCGCCATCAGCCCGCCTCGTCCCATTGGATTTCGTCGTCGTCTGTCGCGGCTGCTGCTGCCTCCGCCGCTGCCTGCGCCCGCTCGCGCTGGCGCTTCTCCGCGCTGGCCTTGTTGCGCTCGGTGTTGTCCTTGATCCTTGCAACGATAGCGGCCAACTCGCCCTTCGCGTTCGGCGTGTCCGTCCCCCGGCTGCCGACCGTGCGTGTGGTGGTATCGGACACCTCGTGATAGTCCATGTGCCAGCGATGGTCGCCGGGGTGATCGCCGCTGACCACCTGCACCAGATTGCACGCCTCGCAGTAGATGACGCGCTCGTCTGGCAGCAGCGACAGCGGCCCGGCGCATTTCACACACATGCGGCCCACGACCTGCTCGTGCGGCATCTGCTCCCGCACCATGCCCGCCTTGGCATCGCGCCTGCGATCCGTTGACCGGATCAGGATGCACCCGACGACCTCGTGCGGTCCCGGGGGCCAGCCGCTGGTCGGGCTGTTGGCGATGCAGTCGTCCACCCCGCTGCGGATGTCCTCCGCGTCCAGTTTCTGCCTGTGCCGCAGGATGGCCCGCCGCATCTCGTCCACCACCTCCGGCTTGCCCTTCAGCACCGGCCACACATTCGCAAGTCGTGCGAGTTGCGCGTCCGTGACACCTTCGATTTCTGACATGCCCCCCCCTAGTTTACTGCCACACACCCTTGGTGGTTGTGTCTACTTCTACCTCTACCTCTACCTCTGTCGGCCACTATTCCGGATCGTTCGCGGATGCGTTCCGTTTCCGTTCCGGATCGTTTCCGGATCGCTTCCGATTCTCGCGGGCCTGCTGGCGCTTCCTGTTTAGGTCTGCGCTCGCTACCTGCTTGCGCTGGAATCCGTCAATGTGCCAAGTGCTCCCGGACACTGTCAGCAGCCCGGCGTCGTGGATCGCCTTGACATCTGCCGGGCTTACACCGCACACCCGCAGCGCCTCGTCGGGCACCGCGCCGTCTGTCTCGTACTCCTGCGCGTACAGAATCATGGCAAGGTATCCGACCTGCTGGATGGGTCGCAGCGCAACGATCTGCGGGTGGCGAAAGAATCCTACGTCCACCTTCGCCCACGCTGCCACTACGACCCGTCGGCAAGTCGCGCCGCGAGCCGGTCTAGCAGCAGGATGATGTGCGCCGCGTGTTCGATGCCCTCGCGGATGTCGGGGTCAGCGTCTAGCCCCATGTGCCACGCGACCTGTGCCAGATACGCGGGGAGGTCCAGCGCCTCTTGCCGACATTCCACCAGCGCGTCCGATGCGCTGCCGTTCTCAAACCCCTGCCGGTCGTGCCTGACCTCGTACATGCTGCGGCCGACCCCGAGGCACCTACGCATCGCGCCGTCGGCCAGTTCGGTGTAGGCGTAGGCCAGCGCGTGATCGTCCTCGTACAGCGCCCGTGCATCCCGAGCCTCGGTAATCCTCCTGCCTACCATCTCGGCGTATTCCTCGCTGGTCATTCTGTGCCCCCTGTGTTTCGTCGTATGCGTGATAATACCGCCAGCACTTCGTCGGCGTCATCAGGACGCCACAAGTATGTCTCGACACCTGCCGACTCCAGCAGGTCCAGCCACATCCGCTGCTCGGACGACACGCGCCCGGTGGCGGTCTTGAGTTCCGCGACCACCAGCCGGTCGCGCACCAGCACAAGGTCGGGCCAGCCCTTGTCGGACCGGCGCGAGTCGTGCGTGTGGTAGGTCGTCCACCCGAGCGCCTGCGCTGCGCTGACCACCTGCGCCTGCCACTCGCGCTCTAGCATCAGACCCCCCCGTGGACGTGGTGCCAATACCGGCGCACCACCTCGTTACGCTCGCAGCCTATGGCGCGGGCTGCCTGCCCGAAACTGCGAGACCGCGTGACGCCGCTGGCGATCAGCGATTCGACAAGGTCGTGCGCCTGCCTGTACGTCGTGCGCCGGGCTGCCCGCTCCCGGCTTGTCATCGCCACTACGTCGCGCAGGGCCACTACACCTTCTCCCGAATCTGCGGTCCCGACTTCCGCAGCGGAAAGCCCTGCTTGCGAAACCTGCGATAGATGCCCATCCGCAGGGAGTCCACGGAGGCATACATTGTCTCGTCGTACAGCGCCTCCGCGCATTGCGTCAGCGTGCGCTTGTGGACGCTATACAACACCCACGCCTTCAGAAACGTGCGCTCGTCCATCAGTAGCACCCCCAGCCCGACCAACCGAATGAGTGCGCCCCGGCGACGGCCACTAGCAACTGCTGCGCGGGCGATGCCTCCGGGGGGTAGGGGTAGCCCGTAATGCGAGCGCCGATCCCGTAGGTGCTGTGTGCCATCCCGAAACCGCTGACATACGACCCCGAGCCACCGGACAGTGACCACAGGCGGGGCCACGGGCTGCGGCCTCTGCCGGTCCCGTGTTCGTTGCCCGGTTCCTCGCACGCGCTGACCCGCTTGGCGGTGGCGTAGTCGTAGGCGCTAATGCGCCGGACAGCCTCACGCCATGACGGGCGCGGCGGGTAGGGCATGGCGTCCCGCTTGGCCTGCGCCTTGCAGACCTTCAGCGCCTTGCCCTCGTGCGCCTTGCACGGCGCGGCGCTTGCCGCCCCCGTCAAGCCAACGGCTAGCGCCGCTGCTGCCACTGCTGCTGCCAATGCTGTCGTCCTCACGCTGTCCCTCCCTGTTGTTTCCAGACACCTGCTCATGCGGCCACCCTCAATCCGAGGGCGTAGATGCAGTGACGATCTATGGAGTCAGGCACCGATGCCACAAGCCTTGCCGCGTAACGCTTGGCGGCTCCGGCGCTGCGGAACTCGCCCTGCGGGTACTCGCCATCGTCTAGGTCGTACCGTAGGGACTCGCCGCCCTTTGGTCCACAGTCAATCCACGCCGTGATAGTGAACGGGCCAGCCGTGTGCATCGTGCGCCCGGTACACCACGGGTGCTGTGCGGCGTGCCACTTCATGCTGTCCCCCTTCGGACATGCTTTGCCGGGGCGGTGATGCGCTCGGGGGGCCATGCCTTGATGTCCTCCAGTAGTACCTTCTTGACGGTTCCGGCGACGCGCACCTGCGCCCACTTGTAGCCAGAGCCAACCAGCGTCCCGAAGTGGAACCTCTGGTTGTCCACGAAGCAGACGGTGTCACCCTCGCAGTGGTCAGGACTGGACACTGCTCACCTCCCACTTGATCTGCTCGTCGGTGGGGCGGCTGACTGTGTCTCTGGCGTCGGGGTTCTGGACGTGCTTACTAATCGCTCGCTGGGCGAGCAACTGCCCAACGGTCATCTTCTTGTACCGATTCACGCGGGCGATGTCGCGGTCCCCGACGTGAACACTCAGCGTGACCTTCTTGCGCTTGTCGCTTCTCCGGGGCAGCGTGACCTCGTACCACACATGGCGGTCAGGCTCGGTTGCCAGAACTCGCACGCCGGGGTTCTTAGCCTCGTACTTCTCGCGAGCGGCTTTCGCTGCCGCCGCCGCGTCCGGCATTCCCCGCACGACCTCCATCACGATAGCGTTGCCTCCCTGCCTGATTCCGGGGTTCCTGCCCCCGAGGTCCAACACCAAGCCGGGTTCCGATGTGGTCATGGTGACCCAATAATCGTGTGTCTCAGTTGCCATTCTTATTGCCTTTCGTCTGAAGGGGCTGGATGCTCCCTCTGCTCCCCTATTATTACACATTGCATCTTGCCGTGCCCTAAGTCACTTCGCAATCATCCGCACACCGGCAGGGTGCCTGTAGTTCTGGTTCGCATCTGCGTACCCCGGCAGCATCCTGTGCAGGTGCGAGGTGAGCGCCCGGCAGAACCCGTAGGCCTCCGAGTCGCGCCAGCCGGGGTGCTCGCACGACTGGTACTCGTACGTTGCGATCATGCTCAGGATGGCGACCGCCTCCGGCAGCGGGAACGCTTGGCGCGGGAACTCGTACGCCTGCCACCCCGCGTAGTCCAGCGGGCCGGGCATACGGTCTAGCACCGCTGCGCCGTCGTCGTCCATCGTGTCCGGGTACCGGGCCATGATGCTGCGCTCGTTCTCCCGCAGCAACATCTGGCCTACGGCGGTCTGCCCATCGAACGTGGTCCGGCTGTACCCGCAGCCGTACTCGCCGGAAGGGTCCGGCCAATACCAGCCAAGCATCCCGGTGTGCTCGCCGGGGATAGTTGATGTCGCGGCGCGGGCCAGCACGTCCACTAAGTCAAGGTCCACGATGTGGGCGCTCATGCTGTCACCTCGCTGACGTTCTTGACGGCTGCCAGCACTGCGGCGTCGCGTGTTGCGCCAACGCTGCCGGGGAGAACGTGAACACGCTCGCCGGGTACGACAACCTCTGCGAGCCAGCGGGCTGATGGGCGTGAGAACTTAGCGGGCACTTTGCGAACTCGGAGCGTCACGCACGGGCCAACTGCCGTGCCTATTGGACGCTCAACCGGGTAGTGATCGGCCTTGTAGTCGCACTCGGAATAGATGCCATATTCGCCGGTGATGCGGATGTATGTCGTGCGATACTTCATGGTCTTGCCTTTCGTCTAGAGGGCGCTGGATGCTCCCTCCCTGCCCCCCTATTATTACACACCCGCAATGCCTGTGGGGTCATTCCTTATGCGGGCGGTTAGAGATTGTCGCTATTAGCGGGGATTAGTAGCGCCACCCTTTGCCGCCGCACCGCTTGCAGGGCGTGGCGTACCACCGCGAGGGCGTACCGCTGCTGGCTTCTATCAGCCACTCCTGCACCCCTTCCCCGCTGCACGCCCGGCATGGGCGGCGGCAGTGAAGGTGCGCCAGCGTGCGGAACGCTTGCCACGTCGGGACGGTAAGCACCATCCCGTCAGGCTTCCGAATGTGAAGGGCCATGCCGCCTACCACATTACACCCGCCGCAGCCCGCGCCTGCTCCGCCCGCTCCCGCAGCAGGGCATCGTCGCGCCCGGCCATGCAGCGGTCGTGGAACCCGCACCACTTCTGCGAGCAGTGCCAGCCCTGTCGGTTGCGCGGCCAGACCCCGAGGGCCATGCCTTCCGCAGTGTCCCGCACGGTGTCCTCGGCAAGCCCGGCAGCGTGCGCCGATGCCTCGGCCCCGATGTCCACGGGGACGACCCGCGTGCCCTTCACCTGATCCACGAGGTACACATACTCCACCGGCTTGCCGGTCGCGGCTGCGTACAGTTCGGTCTGGACTGACCGGGCAGCGTCGTCGGCGTTCGGTGCCTTGCCGGATGTTTTCCAGTCCACCACGCCGGTCGCGGTCACCACATCCATGCGCCCGGTGACAGGCACCCCAGCCAGCACGATGTCGAACCGCTGCTCTACCTCCAGCGGCTCCACAAGGGGCGCGGCCTCGTCGGACCACACCCGTGCGATCCTCGCGGCCTTGTCCACCAGCGAGCCGGGCTGCTGATCCTCCGCCAGCCGGACCTCGCCACCTTCCACGCTGTCGCTGATGTACCCGGCCGCAACGTCCACGACATCATTGGTAGGCATGGCCTCGCCCGTGTCCCGCTTGTGCAGCATGGCGACCTCGGCGGCACGGTGGACGCCGCTGCCGACAATCAGCCCGCCGTCCGGTGGCGTGCGTAGTCCCATGACGTAGCGGTATGCCCACTGTCGCGGGCACCGCTGGTACTGCCCAATCTGGCTGGCGCTCACATGCTCCAGCCCGAAGGTGTCCAGCCCTGCGGCCACGCCGTCCTGCCGCTGCACCTCAAACTCGTCCGGGAAGATGTCGTCACTCATGGCTTGCCTGCTTTCCACAGCGATGCCCATGCCCGCCCAATGAACGACGCCGCCTTCGTGCTGGCATCCTCCGGCGCTGCTGGCGGCGGGCCGGTGCGCCAGCGGGCAACCGTTGCGCGGGCTTCCTCCAGCGTCGCCATCCCCGACTGCTGGTACCGCGTGCCGTTGATGATGGTTTCCGCTCGGTATGTGTACCGCCCATCTACGCGGCGACGCCGCGAGATGTTGCGCTCCACCCTGATGTAGTCCGGCCCCTGCTTTGCTTCCTCCATCTGCATTTCCCGCATCCCTTCCCCCTGTCGTTCCTGATAGTCGTCGGCCGAGTCTTGGTCCTGCTCGTCGCGCTCCATCTGCGCGAGGTGCTGCTCGTACTCGTATTCCGGCCCGCCCTGTGCGTCCGGGTCTTGGCTTGCCCTACACACCGTCCACCCCCTTGTCGTCCTCGTGGAATAGCATGGCGTCTTGCGCCCGCTTCAGGCTGTGGCTTGCCGATGTCAGCGCGGCCACGGCCTTGTCCAGTTCGTCGTGCCGCCACCCCCCGGCGTCCAGAACGTCGGTGGCCTCGCGCACAAGCCGTGCGGCCTGCTCCGCTTCGTACTGCGCGTCGTGCATGGACACCGCAGCCTTCGTGCGGGCACGCTCCAGCAGTTGGCTAGGCGTCGGCATCGTCGCCATCCTTTCCTGCCAGCGTCGCCGTGATAGCGGCCAGCGTGTCGTCGTTCAGGTCCGAGAACTTGCTGACACCCGCAGCGACGAACGCGGCCTTTACGTCGGCCTCCGGGTGCGCTGCCTTCAGCGCGGATACGTCTGCCCGGTAGTCGTGCCCGTTGACCGTAACGGGAGTTAGTGCTGGCACCGTCGTCGGTGCGGCAGGGACGTAGGCGGTGGTCACGACCTCGCCTTGCTCGTCCACGTCGGCCCCAAGTTCGTCCGGCGTATAGACGCTCCCCCCAAAGACCTCGGCGGCGTGCCAGCGTGCGGCGTTGGTCAGCGCCCGTGCGTACAGCATGTTCCTCGGATACTGCTTCCACGGCCCGGCCTTCAGCAACCCGGCCTTCGCCGCGTCGTCCAGTGTGAACGTGGACGGCGGGCACTCCCGCCACTCGCCGCGCTTGTGCCGGTACACGATGATCGTGCAGCGTTCCTCCGTGTGTTCGGTCACCTCGTAGTCGTAGTCCGGGTGCCCGCCGATCCGGGACGCGATAGCGCCAGCGGTGAGCGAGGGCGAGCCGTTGATGACGGCCACGCTCTGTAGCGCGGTCGCCGGGCCTAGCCCCATCTCCATTCCGTACTTCACGCGCAGCGCCAACTCCGCCGCGTTCTTGCTCTTGTAGATGCCTGCCTGTGCAGCAGCCTCTCCGATTCGGAAGGCAACCTCAACTGCCTCCATCTCGCCGGTGGGCCTGCCCCCTGTGTGCTTGACCATCTGCGTGCTCATGCTCTCCCCCAATGCTTGTCGCCGAGCGCGACGCGCCCGGCCTGTGTGATCCTGCTCACCCGCTGCTTCGATCCTGCCGTGCTCTTGCGTGTCTCCCCCGTCAGCGATAGCAGCCCTGCTGCCCGCAGTTCGCCGCACCGCTTCCACGGGCTGCGAGCGCCGCTGATGTCGAGGCCCGACAAGTGTGTGGCCTGTTCGTCCGTCAGGCCTTCGTGGTCGGCGTGGTACCACGCCTCCAGCAGCGCGTACTGCTGGCTGCCTGCCCTAATGCTAGCGACCCGCGCCCCGTCCGATGACGTAGCCGGGTCGGACCTCCGCGCCGGGCTGACCGGCAGCGGCAACTGCTGCGAGACTACGACGGTGATCATGCTCCCCCCTTAGACTGTGCCCGCGAGCCATGCGGCAAGCGGGGCGACGATGGTGTAGGTCAGCGCCGCGACGATGGCGACGCCAGCGACCTCAAACGCCAGCCGGTTCAGCGCCCTCATGCTGCGGCCTCGCGCTCTGCGATAGCAGCGGCCTTGATGTCGGCGCGATAGGCAAGTTCGGCAGCGTCAATGGCTGCTTTACGCTCGGCGTCAATGGCTGCTCTGGTTGCGCGGTACTTGCGCTCTGCTGCGTGAGCGGCCTCAACGTAGGCGTGTTCGCTGGCGTTCATGCCTGCACCTGTGCGGCTCGGGCTTCGCGGCGCGGGCCGCTGTAGTAGGCCAGCCAATAGCGAGCAGATTCTGCACGGCGCCCGCGCATGTCCTGTGAGTAGTACGCGGCGTGAATGATCCTCGCAGGTGAGTCTGAGGCGCGTTGATAGACGCGGTTCAGAATCTCAATACCGTCAAGGGTCGGCGCAATGAATGAACCGTTGCGCGTTGCGATTGTCTGCATAGGGAGCATGATGTGTCCTTTCGTCTGCATCCGCTGGATTGCGGAAAGCGCCGGGCGGGGATCGAACCCGCCTTGCCCCACCGGGGCGGCGCTGCCTGCTAGTAGTGCGTGCGGTCAAACTGGGTGATGTTGCGCTCGTGGCCGTAGTGGAAACGGTTGCGGCCTCCAATCTTGCGGGCCACCACGAACCGCCCATCATCCGTCAGCATGAACCAGCCCTCCATGCTGCGCTCCGTGCCGTCGCTGTCGCAGGTGTAGAGAATCCCGCGCTGCTCGCCGTAGCCTCTGTTCAGTCCGTGGCCGACATACTGCGCGTGATAAGAAGTGGGGTAGTAGTTGCTCATGCCGCTGCCTTGTCTGCGGCGTAGGCGGTGCGGTAGGCGGCGTAGGCGGCGGCGTATGCGGCGTTGGCGTAGGTTGAGGCGGCTTCTGCTCTGGCGTAATCGGACTGAGCGCGGGCTGCGGCTGCCTCGGCGTCCTGTGCGCGGCACCTAGCGTCTGCTGTTGCGGCTGCGGCGGTGCTGTAGGCGGCGTAGGCTGCCTCGGCTGCGGCTGCGGTGTCTGTGCGGGTGCTGCTCATGGCTGGTGTCCTCTCGTCTGGAAGGGGCTGGATGCTCCTTCCCTGCCCCCCCATTATTACACCCCCCACACCACTTGTGGGACGATTGCCAGCCCTGCCCGTACTAGATTGTCGCTATTAGCGGGGATTACTCCACAATGCGTAGGGCTGGCGAGGTGTTTGCCTCGTCCTCGTCCACGGCGTGGACCATGTCTATGAGGTCTGCCGCTGCGTTGCCGACGCTATCCCGCAGGTCGCCGGGCGGCATCCCCGCGTGCTCCGCCGCCAGCATGTAGCCGAGCCTCCGCAAGAACTCGCGCACCCACCGCTCGGACAGGTCGGCGTCATTCGTCAGCACGTCCACTAGTCCAGCCACACCATGTACTCGCCGGTCGTCCTGCCGCTACCGGGGAGGACGTACAGCAGCGACTGGCCGGGGCGGCCACGGCTGGACATCATCTCCGCCGCGTACACGCTTCCGGATTCGGTGCTCGGGCACATCCGCACCTGTGCCCCGTTCGGCAGCGTCACGATCAGGCGCTGGTGGTAGTGGCCGAGGAACAAGTCGGACCACGGGAAGGGCATGGACGACGACCACGCCGTGCCTTTCCGTGCCAGACCTGCGGCCGGGGTACCTGACCAGCCCTTGACTTGATCGCCATGCACGAGCAGCGCCGACCACGCACCCACCTGCACGCGCTCGTACCACCCGAGGTTCACCGGCCACGAGCACCGATCCTGATCCCGCAGGTGCTCGCGGGCCAGCGCGTAGGCAAGGTGGTCAAGGTTGTCCTCGCGGGCGTGGTCTCCACGCTTCCCGAGCCTTCCGTGGTTACCGTGAACCGACGCCACGCGCACCTCGTCGAAGTCGGCCAGCAGCGTCAGCACGACCTCGGCCATGAGTGCCGCCGCCCGCATGACCTGCTGGAATCCGGTGCTGTCAATCTCGTGCGCCTGTCCGGGGTAGATGTTGCCGCCGCCCTCTACCATGTCGCCGCCGAACATCACGACGCACCCCGGCACCGGGTGGTCCTTGCGCTGCACGGCTGTGATCCGCAGCACCCTGTCCACGACGTAGCGCACGCGATCCTCGCACACGCTGGTGTCGTAGTAGTCCGGGTCGCCCGGCTCGCCGCACCGCTTGCCCATCTGCCAATCGGTCAGGTGCAGCACGGCCCACTCGTCGTCGCCCTTGCCGGGCTTGCCCTTCGGCGGCGGGACGGGCTTAGGCTGACCAACGATCAACGACGCCTCGCGTGCGCCCTCCATGACAGCGGCCACGAGGTCTACCGTCTTAGCCTTCGCCCCGGCAAGTTGCCGCTGGAGCGCGGCGCACGTCCGGGCTAGTTCCTCCGCCCGATGCTCCGCGTCTATCTCGTCACGGAGGGCAGGCACAGCCAGCCTTTCGATGGCGCCCGAGGGATTGCTCGCTGATACCGCCGACGCCGCGTGCTGCCAGCGCCCGGTAGATGGTCGCGGTCCGAATCTCGGGGGAAGCGAGGGCGGCAATCAGGTCGCTGCGATCCTCGTCGGTCATGCTGTCCAGCAGGACACCGACGGTGCATCGCGCCCGCACGTTGCGCGTCGCCTCCGCCGCTATCTCGTCGGCGAGGGACACGCTAGGTCGCCGATACGTCGCTCGGGTCCGTCGGCATTGGGTCCACGGTCTGATCCGCGAACACCGGCTCGGGACTGACGGTATTGGCGACGGCCTGCGCCATGCGCCCGATGATGACTAGCCCGGCAAGGATGCTACCGGCGATCACCCAGAGGTCCGGCGATACGCCTAGCGGCTCTGCTGCGTCGGCAAGTTGCCCCAGCATCGGGATGATGACACCGGCACACGCGCCGATGATGCCGATCCATGTGCCTACGCCTGCGGTGATCCGAGTTCCCATCTGTCCCCCTTAGGTAGTCTTGCCAAGTGCGTCGGCGGCAACCCGCTCCCGCGACATCGGCGAAGAGTATGGGCGCAGTGTACGCCCTGTGCGCTTGCGAATCACGCGCAGTGCTGCATCGCGTGCGGTGGCGTCCTCCCACGGTCCGTATGTGGACCGCTGCCCGATGAGCACCCCGAACCTGTCAGGGCCGACGCGCTTGACTCGTGGCTGCTCCCAACGCGGGCGAGCGGCTGCCGCTTTGCGGGCTGATGCCAGCCCGCGCTTGCCGCGCCACGGTCCGAGCAGGCGTTGCGTTGCCTTCGCGCCGGGGTCGTCAAACCAATACAGCATCCGACGTGCTGGCCCTGCGGCAAGCCCGCGAGGGAACGCGATGTAGGTGCCGGACAGGTCGCGCACTCGGCGGGATACGGCGTCGCCGCTGTTGCCCTCCACGGTGTGCCAGACGTTGCCACCCGCTGGCGCTACCAGCAGCCCGGTGTGAACGCCGGGGATGATGAAGGCGGCACCCGGTCGCGGCGAGCCTGTCGCCCCTGCTGCCCGTGCCCGATCTGCAAAGGTCTGCGTGGATGGTGAGCAGATGGAGGTGTCTAGCCCCGCTGCCTTCCAGACCCACTCCACGAACGCGGCGCACCACGGCCAGCCGGTGCCGCCGAGGTCGGTTGACGCTTGGTACTGCCGCACCCGTGTCCCGCTGTTGCTGCCGGGGGGACGCTCTGACACGCCGACCTCCCGCAGTGCAATGCTGACCACGCTCATAGGATCGCCACCAGCGCACCACACACGCTGCCGACAGCAGCGGCGAACGCGGCGACGCCTAGCAGCAGCCTGCCGATGCTGCCCCTGCCCATCTCTGACCCTGACCGGCGAGCCTCTGAAGTCTCCAGCGTTCGCAGGCGCCCGTTCAGGTCGCCCCTGTAGCCCTGCACCTCGTCGCGCACTTCGCCGAGCGCCACTCGTGTTTCCTTGCGGGACTCGTCCAGCATTGCGTACAGGCGCATCACGTCGTTGGGTGTCATGTCTTGATGATGTAGTTGAGGACGACGAATGGTGCAATGACTGGAGCGCGGCTGGATGCGTTGGCGGCAGTTGAGTTAGCCACGTTGACTGTGGCCGCAGTTGCTGCTGTCGTAGCCGGTGATCCGACGGCCTGCGCTAAGCCTCCTCCACTTGCAACTCCAAGTGTGCCACCGTCCCAAGTCAAGAATGTGTTGCTGCTCCCCGGCCCATGGGTATGCGCCGGACTTGATGCGGTGTGCCCGTGGGCAGACGTTCCCGACTCGGCACCTGTCAACAGGTGGGTTTCCTCACCGCCCCAGTCACCACGCGCCCGAGCGGTGAGCGCGTTGCCGCCTGTTGGGATGCCTGTCCCTGACAGCGGGGTTGTCGTCGTGCTTTGTCCCGCACCCGTCCCCGCTCCCATTGGGATGCGCCCGCGCATGTCTGGCAGGTAGAACGTGCCAGCCGAGCCGCCGTAGGTGTAGCCGATGACCGCGAACAGGTCGGGGTAGGCCGCCGAGGTCTTGGAGGTTCCGTCGCAGAGCAGCCAGCCCGTCGGCTGGGTCGAACCGGCGAACGGGGCGAGCATCCCCGTCGGGTTGGCAAGGTCCGTATTCGTCTGCACAGCCGTGAGCGTCTGGCCCGCAGTGAACGTGGCGGTCATGCCACGCTCCCGGTGCTAGGTGCCCGCTGTGCTGGTGTCAGGAGGGAGGTCATGCGATCTCGTAGACGACGGCGTAGGAAACGATGTCACCCACGGCGATTGTCATGGCCGGAGTGGCCGCGCCCATGTTGTCTGCCGAGTTGTAGGCCTGCCCGCTAACGTAGCCCGTTTCGACGGTTGCGGCTACGCCGGTGTAATACGCCGTGCCGGTGTCTTTCACGAAGAAGGTACCGATGGTTGCGTCAGTGCCTTGCGTCATTGTACCTGTAGGGATGCTGAGTTTGATTGCGCCGCTTGCAGTGCCTACTGCGGTAGCCGTTACCTTTGCCTGCGCGATCACTAACTTGCCCATGACGAGGTAGCGCCCGTAGTTGTTCGTGCTGGCGACGTTGGTCGTGCCCGTTCGGAGTTGTGGCGTGAACGCGGTCCACGCCAACGCCAATGTGGCAGCGTTACCGATGAGGTTGTTATACGCGGTCGCCGTGAGCACGTCGCCCGTTGCCACGTTGGTGAGTGCCGTGTATGCCATCTAGTGTGCCGCCTGTCTATCGGCGGCACCTGCCGCGCTGGTGTGTGTGGTGTAGTTGGAAGGTGTCATCAGAACACGAAGATGTCGTTGGTCGTGTTGGCCGTATCCCACGGGCTGACGGTGCCGGTTGGCGAACCGAACCTGCCGACGGAATACACACGGCTAGTGCCGAAGGTGATGGGCGACGCGGAGGGAGTGCGGGTCATCGTGTAGGCCACGTCGTGCAGTTTACCGCCATTAGTCACGCGGTGCTCAATGCCTTCGATGTAGAAGTCAGCAGACGAGGCCAGCGCGGTGTCCACCACGGTGATCCTGTCCCCGAGGTCGCGGCTAAGGGCGTTGACCATCATGGCGTCCGACACGTTGGCGGTGTAGCGCAACTCGCGCACGGGTGGTGTTGGGTTTGCGGTCTGGCTGACGATCCACTGCGCGAGCGCGGTGCCCTGCGCGGCGTTGTTGATGTAGGTGCTGTCAATCGCCACACCGTCGGCCAGCCCGTAGCGCGACACGCTGATGTAGTCCGTCGCGGTTGCGGTGCCGCTGCCCGTGATGGTTACGCTGGCGCGGTTGCGAATGTTGGTGAGGTCAGTTGCGGCCACGGCTCCGGTCGCCACGTTAGTAAGCGTCCCCGCGCTGGTGCGGGAATAGCGGTCGTACCTGTCGCGGTAGATGGCGGTGCCGCCCCGGCTGATAAAGAACTCGCCGCGCTCTGTCTCCAGAAACCCTTCGATCAGCGCCAGCCCGGTGTTGGCCGCGTTGCTGCTAAAGCCCGCATTGATCGTGTCGCCCGTGTCCAGCGAGCGGTACTGCGCCTCGGTCCAGTCAATCCCGGTGAGCACTGTGCCGATGGCTGCGCCGGTCGTGATCGTCCCGGTGTTGGTCACGACGGGCTTGGCGCGGGAGAGGTACAGCATGAGGTCCTGCGCGTGGACCGTCGTGGTTTGTGCATCCTTCGCCGGGTCGTATTCGATGCTCCGCACGAAGCCTTTGTAGACGCCGTAGGCGGTGCCGCCGAACGTGCCCTCTACGCGGATAGGGCGACCGGGAACCACGTTGGGGGACAGCGGGCTGCTGGTGTTGAGCGGGTTGTAGTCGCCGTCTGGATCATGCAGCACGACGGTAGCCTCGCCCGCCCCGAAGGTGGAGAGGTTGTCGTCGCGCCCGCGCTTGATGCTGACGCTCCGCACGACGTCGCTCACGTCGGAGTAGATGGCGTCAAAGGTGCTGCTGAATACGTCGGTGCCTGCTACGGCAGGTGGCACGGCGTCAGGCGGCGCGGCGAAGGTGGAGATGCCGAAGGTGAGCACGTCCAGCGAGTCGCTGTATTGGTTGGTCAGTTGGTCGGTGCCGTCCAATACGCTGCCGTCCAGCATGAACGAGTCGGCGGGCACAGCCTCCCACCCGATGCTGACCTGATAGGTGGCGACAGCCACTAGAAGGTCGCCCGCACTTGACGGTCCAGCGCACCCTGTACCTGACGTGCGACGCGGTCGGCCTGCTCGCGGGTCATGCCTGCGAAGGTCTGGTCGGTGATCGTGATGTTGACCGTGCTCGGCCCTGACGATGCGCCAGCGCGGAACGATCCGCCGACGGCGGCACCGTCAAGGCGGGCGGCGTTAGTCAGGCCAGCGGCTAGCGTCTTGTCGTCTAGCCCTGCCACGAGCGCTGGGGCCATGCCATTCCACCACTTGTCCAGCGTGGACATCGGCCCAATTTTTGTCGGGCTGCCTGTCTCTAGATACTTGGCGACGAGTTGCGCGAGCGCCCGCGACGCGCCCTCCACGCCCTTGATGCTCTTGCGAATCCCGTCGGCAAACATGTCACCAATCCGCCCGCCGCTTTCCTCCATGTCGCGCCCGAACTTGTCGGCGTTCTTCAGCGCCTTCTTGTAGTGCGCGAGGTGGCCGATCCGCGATTGCATGAACCCGGCCTCGGCGTCTGCCAACTGATTCTCCAGCCGCACCCGGTCAAGTTCGCGGGCATCTGCCGCAGCGGTTGCAGCGATAGCCGCAGCCTCGTCTGCGCGTGTCTGATCGTCGGCGAGTTGCTGGTTGAGAATCATGGCGCGGGTCTGGCCTGCGGTTGTCTCGGCCAGCAGTTCGGCGTCTAGTGCAGCCTGCAACGATTCCTGCGCCGTGGTGTACGCGGCATCCTGCGCGGCTTGCGCCTCTGCCCGTGCTGTCTCTTTGGCTGCCCGCTCTGCCTCGGCGGTCGTGGTCAGGCCGTCCACGGCTACTGCCCGGTTGGCATCCTGTAGCGCCTTCTGCGCGGCTGCGATTGCTGCCGGGTCGCCGAAGTTCTGCGCCTCGGCGAGTTGCGCCTGCGCGTCGGCGACGGCGGTGCCGAGGTCCAGTTGATTCGCCGCGTCCTGTATCCCCTTCAGCGCCGCCTCTGCCGGGGTGAGCGCGTCGTACTGCGCGGTTAGAGACTTCTGGAGTCCCCGGTACTGCTTGTCAAGGTCGGCAAACGACACCTTGTAGCGGTCGTTGATTGCCTTGAGGTTGGTGGCCGTGCCTGCCTCGGCGTCGGCGATGCTGCCGTTGATCCGCACCCACGCACCGTCCACCATCTTGACGCCGCCGTTGTACGTCACCGACAGCGCATCCATCTGCGCCTTCGTGGTCTTTGCCACGGCGGTCACGCTGTCGGTTGTCTCGCGGTCGAACGCCTTGAGTTTGTCGCTCTTGATCGCGTCGAAGGCTCGCTGGAATCCGGGGGCCAGCGCGTCCATGCGGTTCTTGATCTTGCCGCTAATCGCGCCGAGCCGCCGCTCCAACTTGGTGAGGTTCTTGGCCTCGCCCTCCGTCACCTTGCTGCCGCCGCCAGACGCCGCGCCCTTTGACGCGGTGCGCGCCTTGCTTAGACTTGTGCGGGCTGCTGACTCCTGCGCTACTAGCCCGCCCTTTGCGAACGCGGCCCCGCCCATGCTGCCGCCCGTACGCCGCAGCGCGTCCATGATTGACATGCCGCTATTGACCAGCGCCTGCTGCCGCCTGTTCAGCACTACCTCGCCGGGGGTAAGCATTGCCGGTACCTTGTCCACGCCTCCCGGACCGGACACCCTGCCGCCCCCGGCGAAGCCCGGAATGAATCCGCCGCCTGCACGCTTCACCGTCGTGGTCGTGACGGTCACGTTGGCAGACCTGCCGTCCGTTTCCGCCAGCAGGCGCTTGACCTTCTCCAAGTCGTTCATGGCGCGGTCGGCCTTCGCTACCACCTTGACCGTCGCGGTCTGTGTGCCGAGGCCCTTCAGTTTGTCGGCGGCGCCCTTGATCTTGGTTTCCAGATTCTTGACCGCATCCACCCGCGCCTGTCCCGGTGGCATCTTTGAGGCCTCTGCCGCAGCCTTGCCGAGCGCCTTGTACGGGCCGGGCAGCCCGGACAGTTGCACCGACAGGTCCTTCAGGTCGGCGGTCTGCTTGGCGAACTCTGGCCCCTTGCTGACGACCTTGATCGCAGCAGCGGTATTCGTGGCGCTCTTGGCAACCCCCGCTTGGAGGTCGGCGAATAGCCCTACCTGCGGGGTCGCCGCGCTGACCATCCTGCCAAGCGCCGAGGTGGACTCGTGCAGCGCAGATGCGTACCCGAGCATCCCGTCAATCGCGGGCTTCGTGGCCGAGTCGGTCGCCACCATAGACGCGGTGTGATCGCGCTGCGCTGCGGTCAGCGTGCGCGACGCGGCGGCAGCCTGCGATGATCCTGCCCCGTAGGTTGCCTGTGCTGCTGTCAGCGCCCGCTTCGACGCCGCGACCTTGTCGCCGCTGACCTTCTCCGCGTCCTGCGCCGCCGTGAGCGTGAGCAGTGCGCCGACCATGCCGGGCGTGGATGCCGCTAGCGCCTGCTGCGCGGTTGCTGATGCCGTGATCGCTGCCCGGTACTGATCCACTGCCGAGCCTGCGCCGCGAAACGATGCCACGAGGTCGGGGCCGATGACGACCGCGAGTGTGGTGGCAGCAGCAACCGCAGCGGTGATGCCGAGGGCCATCGGGCTAGTCGCTAGCGCCAGCAACTTCGCGCCGACGGCAGACTTCTCCAGCGCGACCTTTAGCCCGCCGAGCGTCGTGATAGCGGTCTGGACGCTGCCGACGAAGTTGGCAATCTTGACGGTGACTACTGCGGCGGCGAACGCGCCGAGGGCAGTGACGACCGCGATCAGCGCAGGCTTGCACTCGTTCAGCCGGGCGGCGAACGCCGCGACCTTCTCGGCGACGAATGACAGCGGCGGGATCAGCACCTCGCCTACCGTAATGGCGAGCGACTGGAGCGACCCCATCATCTGCTCAACCTTTGCGGCGAGGTTGTCGTTCATCACGCCCGCGACCTTCGCGGCGGTGCCGCTCTTGGCAAGCGCAGCCTCGTAGCCCGCGATCTTGGCGGGCGTGCTGTTCATCAGCGCGGCGAAGGTCTTGGCACCATACGACCCGGCAATGGTCGCGGCGGTGTTCAGTTGCTGCTCTTTAGTCAGCCCTCCGACCTTCTGGCGCAGCATCTCGGAGATAGCCCCGAGCGACTTGATCTTGTGCCCGGCGTCAAAGAACGAGATACCCAACTTGTCCATCGCGGCTTGCGCCTTCGTGGACGGCGTGGCGATGTTGGTGAGGAACGACTTGACGTTCGTGCCAGCCTCGGCACCCTTCGTGCCTGCCTTCGCCAGCACTGTGAGCGCGGTCATGGTGTCGAGAAACGACATACCCGCCATGCGGGAGGTCGCCCCGGCGTTCTCCATGCCGCTGCTGAAGTCGGCAACGTCGGCGGTGGTGATGTTCGCGGCGGTCGCCATCGCGTCGGCGATGCTCGTGGCTGCCGATGCCTTCAGGCCAAACACACCCATGCTGTCGGAGACTGTCTTGGACGCTGCCGCGAGGTCCATGTTCCCGGCTGCGGCCAGCGCCAGCGACGCCGGAAGTGCGCCGCCGATGATCTGCTGGACGGTCATGCCTGCCTTGCCGAGTTCCGTCTGCGCGGCTGCGACCTCTAGCGCCGAGAACTTGGTGCTGGCCCCGAGGTCCTTCGCGGCGCTTGCGAGTTGCTGCATCTGTGCGCCTGTCGCCCCGGACACGGCACGCACCTGCGACATCTGCTTCTCAAAGGTCGCCGCTACCTTGACGGCAATGCCAAGCCCGGCGCCGACGGCGAGCGCCCCGATGCTGGCGCCGCGACCGATGCGCGAGAACGCGGCAGTGGACCGGGCCGAGGTCGCGTCTGCCCGCTTGCTGAATCCTGTCAGCCCGGCGTTGGCCTTCGCCAGCCCGGCCTCCAGCGCACCGATCCGCGCACCGATGCTGACGTATGCAGATGCTACCTCTGTCGCCATCTACTTCGCCGCCTTGCGTTGCCGTTCTGCCTGTCGCTCTGCTCGTTCCTGCTCGTGCCGCTCGTAGGTGTAGTACGCGATCCAGCCGGTCATCTCGCGCCGCGTCATCCTCGTGTCAAGGTCGGCGACGGTCATGCCGAGGTCACGCGCTATCCGGTACCTCCACGTTGTCTCCGGGCGCCGCAGGAAACATGGCCTCGGTGTCCTCTAGCGCATCCGGACCAAGCCCGGACAGTTCGATGATGGCGTCCATCACGCGGTTCACTGCCCGGACGCTCTGGCCCCGCACCCACTCAAAGGCATCGTCGCCAATGTCAGGCTCCACGATCCCGGCGCAGACGAGGTACACCTGCAACTTGGCATCGTCCTGATTGCCGCGAGCGTCGGTGGCCTTCGTCTTTACATCCTCGTACTCGCCCATGCTCAACTCGCGCACCTTGACGCGGAAGCCCCACTCGGGCACGTCCACGAACCGCTCGCGCAGCGTCTGCTTCGCCAGCAGTTCGGACGCTGACGGGATCGCCAGCGCAGGAGCAGCCCCCGATGCCCCGCCCTTTGCCCCCGAGACAGCCACTAGACCGTGCCTCGCGTGACGGCGCCGCTGTTCTGGAACTCGGACGAGAACCCGATGGCGTCGCCGACATCCGAGGTCACCTCGTACGAGGTCAGGATGGCCGAGCCGCTGTAGTACGGGCGACCCGCAACGCTGCCAGCCGGGAACACCTTCCACGGGCGGGCGGTCCCTCCGAGCAAGCCGGACAGGTAGCCGTCCACTGTCGCGTCCCACTTGCCTTCGATGCTGATGGTGCGGTCCCGGAGGCCGGTCACGTACACCTTGTCATCGTCGCCGAGGGTTGATACCTCAGCCGTTTCCACCGAAACCGGAAGGCCAACGCTGGTCGCGTAGGTCGTCAGGTTTCGCTCGGTGCTGCCGCTGTCGGTGATATACACCTCGGCGTCCTTGCCGTGAAAGAATGTCGGCATCTGCTGCTCCTATTAGTTGTTGCGGCCGAAACCGACCACGAATGTTGCCGTGCCAGCGGTCGCCGTATAGACGAGCCGCGTGTAGCGGTTGACCGTTCCGGTTACTGCGCCGCGCTGTCCACCTGCGGCGGTCAGTGCCGTGAACGTGAGCAGGTCGGCGTAGGTGACGTTGTCCGCCGAGTGCTGCACCTTGATCGCCACGGTGCCGCTTGCGGCTGTGGCGTGTGCGTAGCCGTACCCACCTGTCGCGCTTGACGCTGCGTTGTCCACGACCGATGCGGTCCCGGACGCGGTGCGCTGCGCGAGGGCGTGCTGCGAGATGACGCGCTCGCTGCCGACGCTGGACTGACCTTCGACGCTGACCATCACCACGTCGCCGATGTCAGCGGTGCGCTCGGCGCTGGTGATGTCCAGCGAGTAGCCGCGCCCTGCTGATCCTGCGGCGTCGCCTGCCGGGTAGATGCTCCAGACCGACTGGGTGCCGCTGCCGGTGATGCTGTTGATGTTCCCGTCGAAGGTGCTGTCGAACAAGCCCTCGGCAGAGATTGTGGCGTCGGTCAGGCCGACGATGTAGGCCTTGTCGTCGTCTGCGAATGTGGTGCTCTCGGCTGTCTCAACGGCTGCCGAGTTCGACAGGCTCCGCAGGTAGCCGGTCAGGTCGTTGCCGTCCTGATAGACGACGGCATCTCGCCCATGAATGAATGTGGGGGACATCAGGTCTTTCCTTTCGCGGGCGGCTTAGGTGATGCCTCGGGGTTGCCTGCTGGTTCGATCATACCTTGTCTGGTGAGCCACTTGATGCTGCCGTCGGGAAGGTCGCTCACGACCTGCCCGGCTTCTGCTCGCTTGCTCGGCGGGTAATCTACGCCCACGAGCACGCGGTATGTGGTGCTCATGCGCGTACCTCCAACTCGTATCGGCCACCGGCCTGCCGGTAGGTGACCCCGTTAGCGACTTCTGACAGGTCAGGCAACTGCCCGACGCGGCGGCAAGCCATTGCGGTGCCGCCGCCGACGACGAGGGCGAACTCGTCTAGCAGGGCGTCGCACCGCTCGTAGATTCTTGTGGCTCGCAGGTGGCTGCTCCCCGTGTCCCACCCCTTCACGAGCCACCGCTCCTGCACTGTTGCGCGTGCGCGGAACACGCGGGAATCCTGCCCGTCGGCAAGTTGGATGGTGACGAACGGGGTGACCGCAGACTGCGGTGCGACACCGTAATACACGCCGGTGCTGCCGAGCGCGGTCAGCGTAGCGTCACCGGCGAGCCGTGAGTAGATGGCCGACCCGGATGCCGCGCTCATGCGATTGTCCGAAGGGCGGTCAGCAGGCTCGGCCATGTCTGGCGCAGCGCCGGGTCAAGGTAGGGCTGCGCGTTCATCTTGTAGGTGCCGACCTCGACATAGATGGCGTACTCGGCGGCAGCGTTTACGCGCCACGACAGCGGCCCCACCTGCTCCGCGGCAATGCTGTTCATCAGGGTGCCGCCGTCTATCTCCGCAACCGGGGCTAGCACTTTCGCTGCGGCCTCGGTGTCGTAGGCAGTCTTGGCAAGCGCAGCCCCGACCTTCGCGCTAGCGCCTGCGGCGATCAAGGGCAGCCTGTTGTACCTGATAGGCATCAGGACACCTCCACACATTCGACGCGCACGCACGCCTCGTAGGACCGGGGAGTGCTGGAGCGCAGCACCTCAAAGGTCTGCCCGAGGTACACGATGCGGTCGGTGTCCAGCACCGACGTGCCAGCCGGGAGGGTGATGACCCACGGGGAGTCGTTGGTGACCTCACCGCCTGCGATGCGATCCTCGCCGCGACCGTCTGGCGACACACGCGCCGACACGGTGCCGACGTTGGCCCACGCATCGGTGACGCCGCCCATGCCGTCTGCGGTCGTGGTGGAGCGCGACAGGTACACGGTGCCGGGCAGCGACGCGGTAAGCGTTGCGGCCATCGTTGCAATCTCTGTGGCGGTGATCATCGGTCGGTCAGCAGGCGCTTGGTCTTGACGCGGGAACGCTTGCGAAGCAGCCGGGCTTGGTCGCGCAGCCCTTGCGCCTTCTGCGACCGGCTGAAGGATTGCCCGTCGGTCTGAAAGTCAAACGACCGGGACTCGGACGCGGCCCATTCCTCTAGCAGTTCGGCGGCGGCGGCGTTGGTGTCGTACGAGCGCCCGGTGAGGTACAGGACCGTCCCTGCTTGGTCGGTCGTAAACGTGAAGTCGCCGCGCTGGAGGTCAGCGGCATACGTCGCCGTCCCCCGGTCGTCGCCGACGGAATCCTCTACGACGAGGGCGGTGCCGCTTTCCAGATTGCCGTACTGCGAACGGTGCAGGACGTAGGTGACCGACCCGCCGCCGATGTAGGTGGCCTCGCTGTAGAGATGGTGTCGCACCACATCCACGCGGTGCCGATCCAGCACCTGCTCTATCTGGTCGCTGTCCCAATAGTTCGCGGTGCCGAGCGCGTACTCGGCGGTGCCTGCGAATGTCAGCGAGCGTACCCGCTGGATGTTGTCGGCCATTCCTGCGCGGCTCATTGTGCGTAGGCCTCCTCGGGGGAAAGTTGCTCGGCAGCGGTCGCGGTGATGATTGCTCGTATGGTGTTCTCTGGTCGCCATCCTAGCGACCGGGCGAGCGACGCATCCGGCAACTTGGTGCCTGCTGCTGCTTCCTCGTACCGTGCCCCCCAGATGCGCTTACCGGATGTGTGGATGATCTGCGACTCGGACCCGGTCACCTCCACGACCTTGCGGGCAAGGGCGCCGATGGTCGTGCGGTTGTCAGGGTTCCCCACGTTGTACGGCTGGCCGCGCCACTCGTCTAGGTCTGGCGGCAGGTAGTCGGTCACGAACCGGCAGGCATCCCACACCCCGGTAAACGCCCGCTCTTGCTCGCCGCCCTCAAACACCGTCAGGCTATCCCCGGCGAGGGCTTGCGCCACCATGCGGGGGATGACAAAGCCCTTGGCGCTGGCCTCGCGTGGCCCCGCCAGATTCCACGGCCTGACCTGCACGGCCTGTAGGCCACGGGCGACGGACGCGCCGACGACCTGCTCGGCCGCGACCTTGCCCGCCTGATACTCCAGCCGTGCGCTGTAGCGGTTCGGCACCACGAACGGGTCGGACTCGCAAGCCACGCCGGTGATGCCGTACACCTCGGACGTGGAAACATTGACGAGCGGCACGTCGGCCACCACACACGCATCGACGACGGTCTGGGTGGCGGCGACGATCTGCCCGGCGATGGTGCCCTGCGCTGACAGGATGCCAGCAGCCCCGACCGGGGACGCTGCGTGTACCACGAGGTCCACCGACGCGACGTGCTTAGGCGTCAAGGCTCGGGCGTCGCCAATCATCATGCTGTCAATCGTGGGGTGGGTGACGCTGACCACGTTGGCGGTCAGGTTGTCCATGCCGCAGACGTACCAGCCGAGTTCTGAGTATCGGTCGGCAAGGTGCGAGCCAAAGAATCCGAGCGCCCCGGTGATCAGCACGCGCTGGCTCATGCGACACCTGCGTGCTCTGCCCATACCGACGACGTGCTAAGTGCCGACTCAAACTCCATGCGGTCGGTCATCGCACGGCTGGCAACGTCGGACCTGCCGACGACGCCTTCTAGGTGGGTCAGGTGGTAGCCCTCGCGGTACGCGACGATCAGGCCGGTGGCCCGTGCCCGCGCTGCGAGGTAGTCGTCGGCGAAGTAGTGGATGTCTAGGCTTGGGCCAATCTCGCGCCATGCGTAGGCTGACACGAACGGAAACTGTGACGAGCAGACGGGCGCCCAATCCGCGCAGCCTGTCAGCAGCCAGCCGCCGCCCATCGAACCTGTGGACAGCACGCCACCGCCGACGAGGGTAAGCAGCGGCGCCGGGTAGTACGACTCGTCGGCGGCAAGCACTGCGGCCTCTAGCCATCCGGGGTGCGGCAGCACGTCGTCGGCGGCGAGCATGATGTATTCGCCGTCGGACGCCTCTGCGCCGTCGTTCCACGCCTGCCCGATGCACGGGCGGTCCTTCACGATGATGATCTGGAGCGCACCTGCGGGGACCGTGGCGCGGAACGCTGCGACGGTCTGCTCGCACAGCGCCTCCCTGCCCTTGATCGTCGGGACGACGACGGACACGGTCACAAGGTCACCTCTACCGGGGGCAGCGTTGCCGGTGCCTTCAGCCTGTCGGCCATCGCCGCGAGTGCCGGTGCCCAATACGTCGCGGTCACCTCGTCGGCGTCGTAGCGCATGGCGAACGCCCGCGCCTGCTCGCGCAGTGCGTTGTCGCCTCGCGCCTTGTACGCCGACTCGTAGGCGTCCAGCACCCCGGCAACGGAGGGCATGTATTGGTACGCGCCCATCGGGGTAAGCATCCGCTCGGCGTCGGTGACAGTCCAGCCTGCGCCTAGCAGTTCGGGCATCGCGGTCCAGCCGCCGATGATGACCGGCGTGCCGCAGGCTTGCGCCTCAATAATCGGGACGCCAAAGCCCTCGCCCATCGTCGGGGACGACAGGACATCCAGCGCGGAATACAGGGACGCCATGACGCGGTCGCTGTACCCCATCACGTTGCGGTACTGATCGCACACCCGCACCGCATCCTCGGGGATACCGACGGCCCGCATGGTGGCGCTCACATCTATGCCGTCCATCTCGGGACCGAGGTGTGTGTGGACGTACAGCAGGGCGTCGGGGTGACGCTCGTGGAATCTGGCGAACGCCTCAAACTGTGTCGGCAGCGCCTTGCGGGAGGGCAGCCCCTTGTTCGCCGCAACGATCCCGATGATGAACGCGCCTGCTGGCAACCCGAGCCGCTTGCGAGCCTCGGCCTGCGGGGTCGGCGTGTATACGTCTGTCTCAATCCCGTGCGGGACGTACACCGGGGACAGGCCAGCGGCGGTTGAGGCGTCGGTGCCGTGGTGCGAGTAGGTCAGCGGTTGCCATGCGTGCTTCACCGCATCGGCGACGCGCTGCGGGATGGGGTCGTGGTCCACCGGGTACCACGGCGCCCACTTCGCGCCGCTGCCTTCGATCTTGGTGTGGTCAATCACCCACGCATCCACCAGCGTGATCACCACGTCGGCCTTGTGGTCTGTCGCGTGCGGTGCGATTACGTCCATGCCGTAGGGGTGGAAGGCTCGCGGGTACACGGTCATGCCGTCCCACTGGATGCTGGCGCCCTCTAGCCCGTAGAAGGCAGAGATGGCGACATCGTGCCCGAGGTCGCGGATGCGGGGAGCGAACACCCGCGTCTGCACTCCGTAGCCGGTCGCCGTCCACGGTGCGTTGCTATGCCACAGGATTCTCAACGTGCCCCCACGTTTCGACCCCCGAGGATTAGGGGGCGGCTGGAGAAGGGCGCGGGGGCACGCCGGTTCGCACGTCTGCTATCTCCTGCCGCCATGAATGCCGAGCCGGGGCTACCCGCAAGCCTACGTCGGATGCCCCAGCCCGGCAGCACTGCTACCGCCTGCCCTGACAGTACGACAGCACCACCATGCCGCGAGTGGTGCTACCGCCTGCGACCGTGTCGTAAGACACCGACAGGCACTCACCTTCCTCCAGCGTGTCGTAGGTGTCCGAAAGCGTGAACGCCTTCGGGACAAGGTCAACCCAGTGGTCGGCAGTTCCGCCGAGCACCGCTCCAACCGTGCCCTGTACGACCGTGCCAGCCGTGCTGCGCTTGTGCAACTGAAGCGTGAAGGTGGCCGTGCCGGAAGTCGTCGCGTGGTTGACGGCGTATGCGTCCACCAGCGTCACGGCACCGCCGAACGACGGCACCTTGTAGACGATTACGTCGTCAGCAGCAGCCGGGACGGGGATCGTAAACGTGCTGATCTCGTTAGCCATGTAGTCCTCCCCTAGACGGTCGGGATGGATGCGTCGGAGATGATCTTCACGCCAAACTTCGGACGCCAGACACCGTGAGCGTACACCGCTGACAGGTTCAGTTCCTCGGCGCGGCGGCTCGCGTCACGCTGACGCTCCACACGCGGGGCGCGTCGCACGTCAAGGGCGAGGGCCATCGGGGAGAACACTCCGCCGATTGCGTCGTCGCTGCCGTCAATGGCAATGTTGGACGACTCAAAGATGGAGCAGCCAGCGGCCTGCGAGAAGTACCGTGCGGTCATCACCGCGTCGCCGAAGGTCGGCGTGTTGCCCATCGTGCCAGCAAGCGCAACCTCGGATGCGAGGTCGTGAATCTGGTACGGGTGCAGCACGGCGTAGTACGGTGCCGGAGCCTTCTGTGCCCGCAACTGGGCGACGGCTGCGAAGAACCGGCCCCACGTCATCACGGACCCGGCGACGCCAACGGTGCCACCAGTGAACGAGGTGAAGTTGCCGATGATGTCGGTCTCAATCTTGGTCGCCATAGCGAAGCCAAGTTCCTGCGCTGCGGCGTTCATCACGCCGAACGGGTCCGACTCCATGCGCTGATCGGTGATGAGGTACTGCGCTCCAACCTCGGACGGGGTGAGCGTCGAAAGGACGGTCGGGGCGAATGACTGCGACGCGAGGTCGTCAGAATCCACGAGGGCCGAGATGGTAGTGGCGCTGTAAACGCTGGACACGCGGGGGGCAATGCCCTGCCCGGTGTAGTTCGTGACGAGGGACGACATGAGGTCGTTCTCGCGGGCCACGAACATCGCGTCCTCGTACACCTTCTGGATGTAGTCTGTGGGGGACTGAATGTCCGAGACTTGCGTGAATGCCATTAGGCACCTTTCCTGTTAGTTGCGGTCAATAGCACCGCCGCCGAGCCGAGCACCAACCTCGGTGTCAAAGATTCCGCCACCGCTACCGAATAGGCGCGAGCGTCGCTGGTCGTCAGTCTCACCAAGCGGCTCTGTACGCGCCGGGTTCGCCGGACTCGTGGCAGGGGGTTGAGTGCGAAGGTAGGGCTTGGCTTTGAGCAGTGCGCGTAGTGCAGTGTCAAGCCGTTCGGGGTCAGGTCGCCCGGAGTCGTCGAAGTCAAGGTCGCCGATGTTGAGCAGCGCGACGGCTGCCTCTGCGTCCACGATCCCCAGCGCATTGCTACGCACGGCGATGGCGCCTTCCAGCGCGAGCCGTCGGGTGATCTGGTCGCGTTCCGCGAGTTGCTTTTCGAGTTCATCATTGCGCCGGGTGATCCGCTCTGACTCTGACAGGTCTGCCGTTTCGCGCTCCGCGTTGGCCGCTTCCAGTTTCCTCAACTGTGTGCGGTACTTCGCGGCTTCGCTCCGGGCATCCTTCAGTGCCTTGTCGCTGACCTGTGGTGCTGCGTCCCCGGCGTCCAGCGCCTGCGGGTCAGGCTCCCGGCCTGATGTGTCTGTGCCCATCTCGGGCGCATCGGTGGCGATAGGGTCCTGCCCCGCGCCGTCCGTATCTGGATCCATGCTAGCACCGCTCCCCTGTGTTGTGGTTGCGGTGCGATGCTACTACCTGCGCCCGCGTCGTGGGGCGCTAGGTGCGCCCTGCTGCCCGACGCTGCGCCAGCCGGACCTTGTGCGCTGCCAGCAGGCGCTCCCGCCACGCGGCGGGCACGTCCTCAATCCCGTCAGCCGCAGCCAGCGACTTAGCCCACGTTACGCGCTCCGCAATCGGCACTTGGTCTACCACCAACCCTGCGGCGCGGCTTATGTCGCGTCTGTCCATCACCCGAGTATAGCCTCGTGAGCAAGGTCGCCACGAAAGATGCGGCGCCGGACGTACAGGCTGGCGCGGTTTAGAACCACTACATACGAGTCACCTGTAATGATGAAAGCGTCGTACCCCTGTTGAGCAGCCCACACTCCAAAGTCCTCCCTGTCGCCAAACCATGTGGCCTTGTTAGTAAGGGAAACAAGCCCGCTCCTGCCGCTATCTTTCAGCACCTGATCCTCAAGTTCACCGAGTGCAATGTTCTGGTCCTCGCCCCACTTTCGGTATGCGTCCTGCACGCCGGGGCCGTCCCATTCTACGGTCCGGGCTGATGGCTTCAGGGCCATCTCAATGAGGTAACCGTCGCTTCCCTCGGCGTAAACGGACGCAGTGTCTAGCGCGGTTCGTACGTTTTCTGCACGGGGAGTGTTGCTGATTGTCGTGGTGCCCCGCCTTTGGAAGTGCCCCTCGGACGCGGTATAGGTGCCGTGGCCGTACATCCCCCGCCCAATAAAGAACTCCCCCGACTGGAACGACTCCTGAAACGCTTTCGGACCTCCTACCCCTCGGAACATGCGGTCAACTTCTCCACGCGCTACTAGCGCGGCCCATGCGTCCTCGTCAAGCAGTTCTGGTTTGCCGTCTAGCCCCAGTGCTTTCGTGAGGTACTTCAGCGTCTGGGGTTCCGAGGTTTCTGATGGAGTCGTTTCGAGCATCCGCGCCAGCCCGTCTTTGGTAGAAAGGTCCGGCACTCGCGGTGCGGCTTCCGCTACTTGGACGACGGCAGGCTGCGGCCTACCCCCTGCCCGTCGTGCGGCGGCGTTGCGCCGGGCTGCTGCAAGGCTGGCCTCACTTGTGCCCGGCCCCCACACCGGGGAGTC